CCAGTGTCTGTATATCTTGGTTTAGTTCGTCGTTTGAGCCATAATATGTTTGCCAATCTGAATCTATTTTACTTCTAATTTTCTTTCTTTTTTTGTTACCATTTTTGAGCTTTACTACTCGATAAGTAGTTTTGCTAAATTTAGCAAGTTTTTTACCTATGTATTTACGACCCGACACTGTATTTGTAATAATATAAACATACCCGACGCAATCTTCGGGTAATGTTTCAATCTGTGTGTTCTCAAATAACCATGTCATGTAACATAATTATGCCTTGTAATCAAGATTGCAATAAAATGTTATTTCTTCAATACAGGTACTTGGACTAGTGGTCACTGCATATTTTATAAAATCTGACACTTCTGCCAGGTTAATACCGTTGCCAGTCCATGTTGCACGACTGCGACTAAGCTCTGTATCTAAGCGATCTAGAGTAATCAAGGTTGTTTTAAACGGTACATGATTGGTCTTAAATGATGCGGTACACTGCTTACTGGCATGGGCCAGTGCTGCTTTGGCCACACGATACGTTTCAAAGCCAGGCTCACGAGCAACAATACTTTTTTCTCCGGTACTGCCTACGTTAAAAATATAACCCAATTTACCTGCCTGTTTCCATGCATCGTACACTGCTGCCAGTACCTGTACTTGACCAAAGTTAGCCCAAGATTCTTGGGGAGGCCCATCAAATGCATTGTTTACAAATACATCATACTTTAAACTATGTTCTGCAATCTGCTCTACATCTTTGGTAATGTCAAATCCAGTGGATCTGCTAATACCATCTGCACCAAACACATTACATAAAAATTGTCCTAGCCCCCTATTGCCGCCTGTTACTAGCATCTTCATCTGATGGATCCTCCTTGATCCCATACTTTAGTAAACTTTTCTCCACACGTCATGGCACATTCCATGATACGATCTTTTGTGCCCCAGCCTGCGGCTAGTTCTTGCCAAAATTTAGATTTAAAAATATTCTCTAAACTGCAATTGTTTAAATCTAGTTCTGTTTGATATTTCTGTACAAACTGCTGAATCTGAACCTTGCCATCTACGTAACTGTGCTGACTGCTTCCGGGCAATGCACCAGGTGTGTGAAATCTAGCATCGTACAGGTTATGGTTGAAAAAATTGCAAGGCAGTACCAGCCCTTGCGCATTGACAGCAACTTTTTTACCCGCAGCAGCATCGCATTGGATTGTGGTCTGCTGCAGATATTCTCCAAAACTTCCGTACATGTGTTTTAACACTTGTATCTTTTGCACACTGGGATTGCGTAATTCTGCGCTGGTTGGAGCTTCTAATTGAAATTCAACATCGCCTTTTTTATCCATTACCGGCCAGTATTTGAATTCTGTTTCATTTTGATGATCGTAAAAGCGACCGGTCTTTCTTGCTAGAAAATTAAAAAATCCATATTCCTTGCTCAACTGCCTGGCCTGTTCCGATTGATGTTCGTTGTGCTTGAACGCAATAAAGTTCCATTGCGCCCTACCGCCTGCTTTAATATATGCTCTTGCATTACGCATGGCAACTGTGTATTTTACATTACGACGATACAAATGTAAAGTATCTTCTAGTCCATCGAACCCAAAGTCAATTTGCCCGTACCCGTTCATTATGGTAGCAATTTCTGCCCAGTAATGTTCGTCGTGTACACCGCCATTGGTATGAACATACAGCCACAGCGTGGGATTCTTGCGTCTAAAGTCCTGTAGAATATCTAAAAAATCTGGATGCATTATAGGGTCGCCATAACTGCCACAGAAAAATACCTGTCTAAGCTTACCGCAATGTTCAACACTAAATGCCGCATCAATGGCCTCTCTACTCAAATGCACCAGCGGCATGTAGGGATTAACGCCTTGCCCTAATTCATTCCGGGGACATTGAGGACAGGCAGCATTACAATAGGTTGTAATTTCAATTTGGTACTCGGTTATGTTGTTATAATTAAACATTAAAGTATGCTTTAATCTGCTGTAACACTTCTTTAGTTGTTTGTTGTCCGTCCATGGTTGTGTCATTGATATTAAACAAATCTTGTATCCATGAATCAATTGGGCTATTAAAATTTAGTAATAAAACTCCGTTGTGTCCAAGATATAAACTATGCTCCGGTGGCCCAACGGTGTCCCACGGAGGTAGATATGCCAATTGCTTAAATTTGTGTATGTGATACTTTAAGTCAACATCGTTGATGTAAATCTTATGTAATTCAAAATACTTGTCTGGGTTATTATCTAACAAATAGTTTTTTCCGTAGTGCTCTATTTTAAGATCATTGCAGTCTTGGAAATCTAGCGTAAATTCTTTTTCCCACGTCGTGGAATTAGCTTCAAATCTGTCAATAATGACATCATTGATCTTGATCATTATCAACGGCCATCCATTGCTATTCTGTGAGTGATATTCTAATTTTAGTTTTATACTTGCCATTGGTTATCTTTTTGTATGCTTCTTTGAGTCTTAATAGCTGACTGTCACCGTTCCAAATTTTATAACCCAGCTCCATTAATATTTCCTGCAATTTTATTCTACGATTAATGCGTTCTTTAAATGTTAATTGCGGATTTATTGCCAAGGTCCAATCAAATCCCACAGCCTCGCTGTGGAACTCTTCATGCAACGGAGTGCCTTCGTCAATACTGGCAGTGCTGCCTAAGTTAACTCCGTAAATAGTTCCATCAAGCGCATACTTCTTGTATTGTTTAAATCTTTCTATTCCTACATTAAAGTCTTGTTCGGTTTCTGTTGGGTATCCAACTATCATTAAAAAGTAACAATTCATATCATTTTTATGCATCTGAGCTAAGGTAAAATCAAGATCGTCGTCGGTAAATCCTTTTTTCATATGATCACGCACAGATTCACTCAAGCTTTCTATACCTAGTGCTACTCCATTCATACCAGCAATAGCTGCCAATTGATAATCAGCTTCGGTGAATACAGTGGGGTTACGCACAATAAACTGTCCTCCCCAGCTGAAAAATTTTGAAGGCAGATTGTTATTTTTATAAAAAGCTGCTAGGGTTTCACACAACTCTCTAAAATTCTTCACACTACCATTGATTAGACTATCAGTAAACCAAAAATTAGTAACATTGTATTTTTTAAAATGGTAAATCATTTCATTGGCTACACTAATTCCGGATCTAAACCTATATTTTTTCCATGCCACATGTATGTCGCAGAAGCTGCATTTGCGCACACATCCTCTGCTACTGGTAATTGGTATTTGTGGAGTTTTAGAGGTATAGCGATACTCTAACTCAATCACATCATCATAGTTAGGATAAGCAATATTATCTAAGTCATCTATCTGATTGGCTAAATCGTTGTTGATACCAGGTGCATCGTATTTTCCCTGTAGCAGATTGATAATATTAACATCACCTTCGCCTCTTATATAAAAATTAATTAAATTATTAGCCAGTAATGCTGTACCAAAATCATTAGCATACGCTCCTATTCCGTTGGTGCTTATTCCAGCACCACCAATTAAAATTTGATTCTTAAACACTGGGCGTAACTTTTGTAATAATTGTTTAGTAAAAAGCTGACACTGAAACGTAAACACGCTGATGCCTAGCCATCTAGGATTAATGCTGACAATTTCTTCAATAATGTGTTGATAGTAAGAATCCAAATAGTCTTTTTCAGCAACATCAAGTTCAGCTTCGGTAATGTTTAAACTAAAATATTGATCTAGTTTTTGTGCAATAACAACATCTGTACACTCAGAATATAGTTTTAAATTATAATCTTTAACTTGAGCAGTATACCCGTGATGCTCGCAGATTCCTTTTAATAAACTAGTAGCTGCAGGTGGATATACCAAGGATATTTGCGGCACATTTATTAAAAGAATATCTATCATACAATATCAACATCAGTATTGTAACTGGTAAACCCGTTTTCTTTTACTACACTTAGCACATTGTTTACCCGCCCAGCTAGCTCGTCCTTGTGTGACACTAGCCAAACTGAGCGATTGCCTTCACGTGCCATTTTTTTCAATATAGCTAGGCTGTTCTCTACACCCGAACTATCCATGCCAGTATCAATTACTTCATCAATAAACATCAGGTTGATTGGTTGGTACAAGCTTTCCCACACATCACGGAACGCCCAGCTTAGACTCAGTATTAATCTGTTACGCTCGCCCCGACTCAGGTTGTCAAAGTCTAGCTCACGACCCAGTTCCTCAATGCTAACTGTCAGGTCATTCAAGAACTTGACAGTGTGAGGCAAGCCAATACGATCTAGATATTGTCCCAGTCTAGCATTCAAGTAACTTAGGTTCTGATCAATAATACGTTTGCGAATGAAACTGTCTTTGTTGGTTAACAACTTGAGTAAAAAGTCTTGATGCTCTCGAACATTGGTCAATTGATTGATCATGTTGTAGTCAATTTCTTCTACTGCTTGGGTTTGCATTTCTTGGATTTGTTCGGCGTACGGATCTATTTCAAGTTGTTTTGCAGCCAACTGTTGCTGCAAGTTTTCAATTGAATTGCGATGATTGATCGCATCTTCTTTGCTGTCATAAAAAATACTAGGAACTGGCCCTGGAACACCCAACTCTAACAATTTGGCAATATGTTCTTGTAATTGCGTATCAGTTGACAGATATTGCATGGCAGTTTCTGCCATGGCAGCACGTTTTTCGGTCAATACTTCTTGGTGTTTGCTGTCATGTAAAGATTGCCCACAGGCATAACATTCATGTTTTTCTAGTTTTTCTATTTCTGTTTTTAATTTTTCTTGAATTTTTAATAAACGCACTTGCTCTTGTTCGCACGAAATCTTCCAACGGGTTGTTTCTTTGATTTCTTTTGTCAGCTGATTGTGCAAATCCAGGCTGTCATGATTAACCAGCTCTTGTTTGATATCAATACTTGACAGCGCAGCCAATGCAGTTTCAAGTTTGGCAACGTCTTCGGCTTGTTTGTTTTGCCAAAGCGTCTGTCTGCGTCGTGTGGCATCAATTTGTTCTTGTATTCTAGCGTTGGCATCAGTTACTGCCTTGATACGATACTCTTCTGCGGTTATTGCATCTTTGCTGGCTTTCAGTTGCTCTTTCAGCAGATCAGCTTTTTCACTCAATACTGTAATACCCAGCAGTTGCTCAATAATAGTGCGCTGTTCATTTGCTTTAAGCGCCAAGAATGGCTCAGTGTAGGTGTTAAGTGCCACAATATGCTTGAACATGTCATGACTCATGCCCAGCATACGTTCTATGGCTGCTTGGGTTTCTCTACTATCGCCTTGACTCTCATCTGTAATTTCTTGTTCTTGATCGCCAATATAAAATGCCATGGTGTTGGGTTTACGACCGCGTTCAATCTTGTATTCTGTGCCATTGTTTTCAAACTCAATAGTGACCAACATGTTCTTGGCATTGGTTTTGTTGATCAAGTTGTCTTTTTTGATATTGGTCAAAGCTGACCCATACAAGGCATAACTCAGTGCATTAATAATAGTAGTCTTACCAGTTCCGTTTCTGGCTCCGGTATCATCACCGCCTAGGTCCAAATTTTGTCCAAGCACCAAGGTAAGGTCACGACGATCAAATTGAACAGCCTGAGTGGTATTGCCCACGCTCATGAAATTCTTGACTGCAAGAGTTTTTATTTTAAACATTGAGGTTTTTAAGTTCCTGAGATTGCAAGTGAGTCAAGGTTAAAAAATTTTCTTCTAATATTGAGGATTTACTTTTAACTATTTCTTTAATTTCGTCTATGGGTTTTAACACAAAATCTTTAATAGTATTTTCTAAATAACACCATCGTTTGATAGGATCAAGGATACTGTCGTATCCTTCGTCAATGATGTCGGGAAATGTGTGGAACCCCTTTGAGCGCAATAATGCCAAGGTTCCGGGTGCGCCAACAATGATAAACAATCTTTTGCATGCAATTGGTCGTAGACTTTTTTCAGATATATACGGATATCTATAATTATACACAGTTTCAGTAACAACATCAAGTGCAATTTTTTCATAAAAACTAGAAAAATGTCTTGTGCTAACTGCATTAGCTTTACCAGTTATTAACGAGTGTGCAGTTATACTTGAATTATTATATGGAATAGAATTATCAAGCCATAGCTCGTTGGTTCTAGTAAACGGCACAGTTGAAATGTAGGTAGCGGTCATTTATTATGGTATGCTGTTGCAATCACGTCTAGTAAATTATTGTTGTTAATAAAACTAGCGAGTACATCTCTATGCACTCTACCAGCACCCATCATGGCGATC